CCAGTATGTCCAAAATGTGTGTCGCTTACTAAGAATACACTTGGCATATTCGCCTCCTTTCATTGTTTAATATGTAATTATAACACCAAAATCTCAGTGTGTCAAACGTACCAAATTTCTGTAAAGCCTTCTTCTTCAGTTGGCTCTTCCCAATTATCAATCATGCCCTGCACAACTTCCCAAGGAACTTCTTTGCCAGGACGATTGGCCAAACGTTCTTTGAGAACATCCAGCTCAGGCGTTCGAAACACAATTGCAATGTGCTGGTAGTCTGGAAGCATATTAAACTTCCTAGCACGACTTTTCACAGTGGTACTGGTTTGATCCCAAATCACAGTGTGCCCATGCTCACGTGCAAACACAACCTGGTTAGCCATAAGCTCAACTGCTCGGGGCATATAATCGTCAAACACTTCTGTGTAAGTTGATCCGCACTCTCGAGCGTAGTCTTCCACAAACGCATCTGTACTAACCACAGTCAGTCCCAAAGTCCAAATTTGATTTTTGATCCAAGTGCTCTTGCCTGCGGCAGGAACTCCAATCAGTTGATAACACTTGGGCATTACCAATTCTCCACACCTGAAATTTCAGTCTTGAACTCGCCATCTAGTCCGTTAATTTTAGTATGCACTATTAGGCTTGTTACACTACCGATGGCGCCAATATTGTCCTGTATCAACTCAAAACTAGTAGCCTCTGGGAACTTGTCCATGGCCTCTAGAATTTTTACAACTTCGTCTCTACACAAATACATCAAATGTCTCCTTCATGTTTGGGCATTATGAAGCCCCACTCGTTTACTGTACCGTTCACATCGTAAGACTTTTCTTGCTCGTCATAAGTCCAACCAAGTACCCGCATCATTTTGTGCTTGACTAACAGATTGGGTACTCGGAAACGCTCGCAATCATTGAATCCCATCATGACACCAACTTCGCAGACTGCACCGCTACGGCAAATACCTGCGTGGCAGTGAACAACAACATTCATGCGATTTTCAAATGCGTGTTGTAACAAGCGAACAAGTTCTGCGGCCTGTGCATCTGTGATAGCAAACTCACTCAAATCAATCTTACGACCTTCGCCAGTATTAGTCATGCCATCTTCTTCAATGTCCAAAAATATAAACTGATGTACTTCTTTAAATTCGTGCTTGGGAGAAGGAAACGCCATGTCATGATCCGAAATTTGAATCAGCATACTGTTGGCACCGCAATCGTGGTGCTGTCCTTTTGCTACATTTTCCAACGGTATATTTTCAATCCACGGCATAATTGCCTCCTAAAAAATTGTTACTTCATATGTTGTTGCAGAAGTGCCAGTATCGTAAGAACGACCCGGTCCCAAATATCTGCTGTCAACTACTTTTACTTTTGCAAGTCCGTTTTTAACCAGCTTGTTAGCATGACGCAACTCAGCGCCGCCTGCCTTAGTCACACGACTGCCGCTGGCATTGGCCCAAACCACATGATCAAATTTTACTTTAAACATTAATGTACACTTTCTTTTGCTTCAACATCACATTCAACTATCCAGTTCTCAAACTGGGTAAACTTGTTTACTTCTACACCTAACCCAACTGCTTCATTCACAAAGTGCTGTAACAGCGCATTGTACAATTCGTCGGGCATAGTATCTTTATCAAACTTGATTTTCATACTCGTTCTTTCTTTACACGACCAATACGGCTGGCTTTGTTCCAATCGTATGCAACACCATCTGGGCATACACCATTTGCAATAGTGTCTACACCAAAATGTCCAACCACTTCAAATTCTGGACCTCGAATGGTTACAAAAATGCCAATTGCTTTGGCAAACAACATTGCTTCGTTCAAGCTAATAAATCTTTCTAATTCTACATCATTACAAATAACTTTATACATCTCGTTCTCGCTTTCTCTTTCTATACGTTTCATTATTGCAGTAAGGCCAAATTACAGGTATTACTGCTTCTTCAATAGCACTGATTTCGTCAGCACTCAAGTGATCCAAATTCCAAACCAGTACTTCAAGTGTGTCCACATCAACTTGGTGTGTGACTGGAAAATGCAACACTCCGGGTGCCACTCGCTTTTTGCCAACCTTTACATAATGACTTGGAATTGTTTCCACACCTTCGATAATGTATTTGCATACACCTTCTTTCCAACCTTCTGGAAACATCCATTTGGGTTCAACTTTTTCAACTGGCGTACTGTAAAGTTCTGCCAAATCTACATCCAATTTAGGACGATGTGTTTGGTGACGATTAATCACAGTGTTTGTTGCCGCTTTGCCAAAGTAAAAATTCACTTGGGGATAGATGTAATACAAGCCTCTATGGTTGCCCACTTCTTGTCTGTTAATTGCGCCTTCGGTAGTTTGATAAGGTTCAACCCAATCAAATCCCAATTGCTCAAATACTTGTTTGATAGCTTGTACGTTTTGTTTCATGTGTTAATTATAACATCAAAAAGAAACCCTGTCAACATGACGATGACAGGGTGTGTGTTGCAATAAAACAACGAATTAGTGGTAAGTTTTTTTGTGTCAGGAAACTTACCAAACCCCGGATACACAGCCCATCCCACATTTCGTGTATCGCGGATGCTGGATTCTCGGCCTAGGCAAAGGTGGGCCAGCAGTGTTTACAGAGCGTAACGATCACTCATTACAGTCTTCATCATGATGCCTTCTGGAGTGAACTGATCCAAATCAGCGGCTAGCAAGCTAGTCATGATTGATGGACTAAATCCACTTACCAATGCGGCACCACTCTTGTCAGCCTTAACAGGCACGTTGTCTGAACTGTTTAGGTTCCAGAAAACAATCTGTGGCACAGAGTAACCTGCATCTGCGAACTTGCGTTCGATCATTTGCATTGCTGTGTCGTCGTAACGAGCACATTGGTTAAACTGCATGTCTGACAAGATCAGCAACATGGCTGGCATGTCGCTGGCTGGTACTGAACCCTTAACTGCAACGCTTAGGATCTTGTCCATAGCGGCATGCAAGTTGGTACTCATGTCCCAATCACTCTTGCTCATTTGAGCAACCTTGTCAACAATGTTACCCTTTAGGGTAACAAGTTGTGGCTTGCTAGAGAAAGTCAAGAATGTGTCCTTGAACACGCCCTTGTTCTTGTCTGCTAGGTACAAGCCCAAGCTGATTGAAACATCCATACAAGTTACATTACTGTTCTTTCCTGCTGGGCAAGACATAGAACCGCTAACGTCTACAATTGGCATGATGCTGGCATCACCAACGTAGTTAGGCAAAGCGTCCCACTGTGCCACAATGTGGTCAGTTTCTGTCTTGTCCAAAATTGCACGGTTGTAGCTTCCGATAACACCCTTCAACACGTCATGTGGGAAGATTGCGCTGGCGTTAACCTTGACAGTCTTGTCACCACTTACCAACTTGGCCACATACTCAGCGAACGCTGGTGTGTGACGGTTGAATGCCTTCTTGTAGTTGCGTGAAGCAACACTAGGCACGTGACTGAAGTTGATGTTGTCCCAATCTCCAGCACACATTTGGGTTTCAACAACCTTTGTAAGACCAACTAGGCTCTTACGGTATTGCTTTGGAGTCATGCCAAAGAAGGCACGAACTTCAGCGGCAATTTGACCCTTACGAGGAGTCCACTTTGCAGCCAAACCGTTGTTGGCACGTAGGGCATCGCCCAACATGGTATAAGCGGCTGACTTGAGAACTGGTGATTGGAACACAAAGATGTCATCCCAACGACCAACTTCTGGAACCTTGCGAAGCAAAGCCAAAGCGGCGTCTGGGTCACGCTTTTCTAGATGCACTAGAATGTCACGGAACAGTTGACGTTCGCCTGCACCACCGCGCACATCACGTGCCCATTGTGCGATGCGCAGTGCAACGTCTGAGTTTTCCACATAAGCGGCTGTGAAGTCGCCTGTGATGTTCTTACCACGGCTTGCGCCGATCTTGTAGAACAAGTCAACACAAGCCGAAGCTGTGCTCTTACGAGCCTTCATGCCATTGGCAGTACGGGCTTCTTGATTTGCGATTGCGTTTACAAATGCGTTCATTTTGATTACCTTTACAGAATGTGTTTTTTCTTTTATAAGCGAAAAGTTGAAGTTGCTGTTAACATTCTAAATTTAACAGGATGATCGTGCCAATTTGTTTAGTATTCTGGTCTGACCAATTACGGCACTCAGACCCTATCAACATTCATGTTGCCTAGTTTGTGTTCTTCTGTACAAACATCATATTCCAGATTCTCTGGACCTATCTATTCCATCAGTGTCTATTTCTAGAAAGCATTTCTGCCTGTCCTCCGACCACCTTCTATAGCATTAAGATGTAGTTTAAATTGCTGTAGTCATCCAAAACTAACAGGATCGTTGTTGACTGCTTTTATTTTACACAGGCCATCACTCTGTGCTCGTTGGTCTATTTCAATAGCAACCTTCAATGTCTCCAGGCGAACCTTTCAACTCCAGCTTCTACCATAGGGTCCAACAGTTCATAGTATATGAATGTTGCTGTACCGATCCTAAAACTCTTTAGCAGTGTTACTTGCTATACGACTATTATAACGTGTCTACTGTACGTTGTCACTATATTTTGGCAAACTTGCCCTAATATATTTTGGAGTAGCGGGTGAGATTTGAACTCACGGTTTTACGGATTTGCAATCCGTTGCAATGGGCCGCTCTGCCACCGCTACATATTTGGTACCTGGTCACGGTTTCGAACCGCGGACCTTCGCCGTGTAAAGGCGTTGCTCTACCCCTGAGCTAACCAGGCAAAATTCTTACTTGTATTGTGCTCTA